TCCTTCCGGTATAAGTGTTTCTGGATAAGAAGTCAAACACTCCATACATTCAATCTTTTTTATTTCAACTTTTTTTTAATCCAATAAAAACATCTGCATCCATAATAGTGTGAACATCTCCAGAGCGTTTATTTGCTGTTTTTTTGTCATAAATAGGCCAAATACCTTTTTCAATTTCAGGTGCCCAATAGTCTCTAGCTTGGTCTTCTGACATAGGCTGATTATTATTATGCCCCGGCACAAAACCAGGAACAGACGCAATTTTTCCTTTGTGTTTTCCTTTTAAAATTTCTGGACCAACCATAAACGCGGTCATAGGTCTACCGTCAGGGCTTGTAGCTCCAAATTCTAAATTTTTTCTATGGTAAGCAATTACATTTTTTTCTTGAGGAGATAAAGTCTTCTCTATTTTTTTTGCATAATTGATAAGCTCTTGTGTGGATTTAAACTTTTTCATTTTTTTTATTTCCATCCCTTCTTGGCATTAGATACTGGTTATCCACACCAGCAATTTTGAGCAGTTCCGAGTCAGGCAGTCGTTCTAACTGCTGTACGTTCTTCTCGATATTGATATTTATCTGTGTTGGGTTCTCAGGAGCGTGTAGACCGTGAAGCTTGCACAACGAATCGGTAATCTTACACTCTTCGGTCGCGGTTACCGACTTACGATGCGCTTCTAAGTACATATTAGTAGCAACACCTTTATCGAATTTGACCTCATCGCGCAATTCTTCACGAAAATAAGCTACTGCTTTTTGAATTTTGGGCTTTTTAAAGATTTTATACACATATTCGGCGTCTCCGTACCCCGCTGCACGGCCCGCGGCTGCTTTAGACATGCCTCGAAGGAAAAAATGCACTAATCGCTCTTCTTGAGTCGACAATTCATTGAGTTGTAGCCCCGCGTACGGGTAATGTGACTGCATTTCAGCTCTGTCTTCGTCCGAAAGCTCTAATTTTTCGATTTCTTCCGTCATAAATAGGGTTATTATAGTTAAAAGTCTTCTTTTTTAGCAATTATATTCTTACACCACCAATAAAACTCACTTTCTCCTAAAGTATGTTTCATTACATTTACACGAAAGGCCACTAATTGTATGTTTTCGGGTATATATCCTTTATTGGGGTCTTTTCTATCAATGCTAACGTTAAAATTTTGAGATCCTTCGCCCGATTGCCACGTTAAATACACACCAGATAACGCACATTTACCTTCTTGATGGTCCCATAACTCGTACAGTTGTTCAATTTCAAGGTTCCAGGTTAACGGTTCGGGTTCCTTGGCTCGGGCGTACTTCAATTTGGAATAAACTTTCTTTAAATACGCGTACGGAGAAGAACTAGATCTAGCCGTGCGTTGTGCATTTTCACATGTTCGGCATGTAGCTCGTTTGTTCCCGCTCTTCGTCTTATTGTACTCGTCCGAAGGTAAGTCCCTTTTACATTTTGCGCAAATTTTTTTCGGCAAAATTTTTCCTAAAATATTTTTCTTTAAAAACTATATCACAATCGCTCACTCATTGCCTCCCCTCTTGCTCACATCACACCCCCTTCCCCCGATTCGGAATTTGGAACCTTGTTTGAATTTAGTGGTATTGGAACCTTGTTTGAATTTAGTGGCACACTACTATCATCATATCTTATATCGCTATCGCTAGAAGAGATCGATCCAGTAGGTCGATCTAATAGTTTTTCTATTTGTAGAAAGGTTGGTAAGCACATCAACCTACAACAAGGGAGAGTAGAACATGGATACACCATTGACTACTGTCTCTTTCGTTGACGCCAACGGACAGGCTAAGCCTATTCGCAAAACACCAGGTGGAATGGTTCCATTTGATGTCTGTGAAAGCTACGCTAAGTCCGATGGTTCCACAGGTTGGGCAAGAGCGTTTAGCTCAAGCATAATCAGCATTATGCAATGGCCCAACGGCACGCTTAAGATCAAAGTTTTCGGTCTTGAGTTTCGTGGATACCCTGCGACAGTGAAAGAGACTACTCAGCCCCAAGCGAATGGCAATGCTCAAGTAGCACAGCCAGCGCCTCAGGCTGATACTGATTCAGTTCAGTATTGAGTGTCTTAGCTGAGACCCGAACCCAAGGAAACAAGTGAGGTTTGTTACTCAATCACTTCCCCCATGTGTTGATTTAAGATAGTGTCTTGATTGTTACTACTATCATACCTCAGCACATGGGCATATTAACGCTTAACGGGAGAATCAATCATGAAATCCATGAAAGAAATTCTAGAAATAGCAGGCGAAGGCTACGAAGGCTTAGACGTCGAAGACAAATACGCTAAAAGCAAAGCAGTTATGGCTAAGCTATATAACGTGTCTGTCGAACACTTCAACAAAGGTCGGGACAAAGCCAAAGCTAAGCAAAGAGATCCAGTTCAATTAGATCTCTTCGATGACGCATGATCACCTCAGTAATCGGCTTCTTCGCAATCGTCGGAGTTCTGTTTACCATCGTCTTTCTTTTCAGTGTCGCTTGTATCTGGTATGTAGTTGGCTGGGTAATTGAAGCTGAAAACACAGAGAAATCCTAACTCTAGGTTGGGGGGTCCGTTCAGGGCCCCTCATTTACTTTAATTAGTACAACCGTAGAGCGCCAAAGGCGCGTCTTTATAATATTGGTAGTCCGCGGGAGACCCGCGAACCACCAATTCGGGGCTCTCGTGTGCATTACTACTATCATCGGCGAGCTTGCGAGCCCGATGTGTGCCAATTCGTGTGCTAACACGCTAAATATATGGTGAATGACCATGAACCACGCTCCACGAGCGAAAAAACTTGACTATCTGTACCACGTGTACCAGATGTGTACCACCACTTTTCACAACTAGCGGTACACCTACAGCCCCGATAAACACGGACCGTGAACCGTGAATCGTGGGCATTGTACCGCGTGTACCAGCTAAAACTCTCGGATACTAGTTATTTAACCTATCTTCTATATTAATGCTTAAAAGTCTAACAGACCTAAAAGTAGCGGTACAAATGGTACAAAGTCCTACAACCCTTATCCTAGAAGCTTCTCAGCTGTACCACTACTTTTTAACTTGTGGTACACCGACCCTCAGCTCAGACCCGCAGGCCTTTGGCGTTGGGCTCTGTAGCTGTACCACTACTACTGGTACACTTTCAAATGGCCACGGTCCAAGTATTCCCGTGGCTGTAGTTTGTCCTTTTATACTTTAACTTAACTAATGGAGAATAAAAATGGTTAGAACGTTAATAGAAGAGGAAAACATGCCTGTTGTTAAAAACATAAGAGACTGCGAAGCAGGTATAAAAAACCCTAATGATGTTTACATCGGAAGAGGTTCTAAGTGGGGCAACCCCTTTGTAATTGGTGTACACGGTACTAGAGAACAAGTTGTACATAGATATGTTCTTTACCTTAGCTCAAGGCCAGATCTAATAGATGCTATACCTGAACTAGAAGGTAAAAATCTTATTTGTTACTGCGCACCTAAGCTATGCCACGGACATGTATTACAAAGCCACTTCACAGGCAACCCATTTTATATGGACTACGCTGAAGGAGACAAGCATGGTTTTTAATCGCAAGCGCCGATGGACGCTAATATCCATCACTTTAATCTTAATTTTACTTTATATGGGGCTATAAATATGAACATAGTTAATAATTTACTAGACTATTCTACACCATGGTCTTTGCCTGATGTCTATCTATTCACAGGCAACCCAATACGGCGTAAAGATGGTGCAATTGTTATGGGACGCGGGGCAGCACTAGCTGTTAAATCCGCATACCCTCAAATACAATATGGTTTCCAAGGCAATAAACCTTTACGCTGGGAAACAATAACTGATAAACAGCACATAGGCTGGTTTCAAGTCAAAGAACATTGGGCTTCTCCTGCTCAAATAGAGCTTGTTGAACAGGCTACCTTAGCTCTTGAAAAGGTAGCTTATAACAGACCTAATATTAATTTTCATATTAATTACCCTGCTGTTGGCAATGGACAACTTACTGAGTCACAAGTTGCACCTATACTAGATCTGTTACCTGACAATGTATATGTTTATAGATGACATTCAGAGTCGCGCTCTGGCTGACGCTACACAGTGTTGTAGTTGCTCTCTGCAGAGAGTAGCAGTTTTTATGGTTTTACTGGGGACTTAAAACCTAGAGTCAGGCGGGACCCGTCACACTTGTGATGAAAATATCGCCTGACTTGCGTTTTGGTAAACAACGAAAAAGTTTCCCACTAGCAGACGGTGTTAGGCTGCCGGCGAACTAAGTCCCGCCACCCCGTCGAGAGTAGAACTACACGGGTGGCAGGCTCTTTAAAAACATTCAGGTGTCCACTACTATGCGTGCCGACACCTGCAAACCTGCACACATACTTCACAACGAACCGATCCAGTAGGTCGGTTCGTGTAGTTTGTCTTTTTGTACTTTAACTTAATAATGGAGAATATCATGGACGATATTAGAGAGTTTCCCCAAGTCCTCTTTAAAACTTGGTTATGCAGAGTTGTACCTGCTATGTACAGCAATAAAATACTAGCCCTTCAGCTTAAAGACATTGAAGACGGGTCTCCAATTGCTACAGCAACTGTCAATCTTGAAGAACATGCACATGTCCTTCTTTCAGAAATGTCTAAAGGGAATGCAATTCTTACTTTTGTCAAAGACTACAGTGAGAACGAAGGCATGCTTAAAGCACTAGTAGATGCTCAAGTGGTTGTAGATACAGGCATAAAAGCACCTTCAGGTTATGTAGAAGTTCCTGTTGTAGAACTTGCACATGACAAGCTTGAAAAAGCCTACCTTAACATGCTTGATGATGCTCTTAACAAAGACATGGAGCAGAAGCTAGCTAACATTAATTAAACTATTCTCCCTTAATAGTTAACAGTTTTTCCACGGGTTTTCTGTAAAAAAACCTTATTTTATGGAGATTAAAATGGACATAGATCTACCCGATTACATACTTAACGACTTGTTTGCTCAACATGAAGACGAGCGAGACCGTGTTCGTGCTGGTATACCTAGTGTAATGCTTATGAAGTATTGGGCTAGTCGCAGTTATCGTAGACAACAAGAGATTGGTTATAAATCTCAGCGTAAACGAAAGTATGGTAAGAAATATAAACCGCTTAAATTCTAATTGCGGTTTGTTGAGTGCTCACCTTGGTGAGTGAATATTAACCCTTCTATATAGGAGTACAAAATGCCAAAAGAACATTTTGACCCGTCTGAGATGGAGACGGAAGAACTTATTCCATCAAATGAAACCCCTGAGTCAGCGTATCGTGCAGATACAATCGGTGACCCAGAGGGCAGTGAAGAAAGAGAAAGACAAGTAGCTATTGTGTTACCTGACTTTTTCTATCGCAGATATAAACTAGACGATGCAGGTAATCCTACCTTCAACGAAGTAGTTGTATCTCAAATCATGGAAGTATTTGATGCTAAGTATGGCACTGAGCAATCGTTTAGTGACGACAAAGCTGAAAAGTATTTCAACAAACAAGTTACTCAAGTTGTTGATGGTTTTAGTCAATTGTTAGAAGTTGACCCTCAAACAACTGGTATCAATGCATTGCAATTGGCTACCAGAACTTGGGCTGAGTTCGCTAGTGTTGCTTATGAGTATAAAGACTCAATTAGCACCATTAAAGAAAATCAGGAGATACCAGATTGGCTTATCGATAGAGAAGACAAAATGGTTCAGCTTGGTCGTAAAGCTAGAATGTTGTCAGCGTTCCTTAATAAAATGGACGACAAGTTTGGTCTTAAAGATGTTGAGATCAATAGATTTAGAGTCCAACAAGCAGTTGAGAACCGACTACAGCGTTTAGCTGAATGGAATTACAATCAACACGCTGATAAGTCTGGAAAAATCACTAGTAAGTCTATTACTAATGAGACAGCTTCAGCAATGTTTGATAATGCGTAATTAATGTCCCGAAGTGTCAGCTCTACTTTGTTACTCAAAGGGCTTTAGGTTGGTGTTTATCCTGGTCATCCTGTTGTCTAGACCTGAAATCTAGTACATCTACCAAAAAGCACCCCTTGGTCTGGTTCGGGGTATAAACCAGAGGGTAGCCTGGAGTCCTAAATACAGATTCTAGGCTATCACTTTTTTTTATTTATGCAAGTAACCATGTGCTGTTTAAACATTTTATTTAGTAAAACCCATTTGCCAGTTTATTGGCTGTTTTAATTTAATTTAGGAGTAGGAGTATGCATCAAATACGTCCAAAGCATCTCGTTTCAGAGATTGTTGATAACATGCGTGCCGGTCTTAACACCATGATTTGGGGTGGACCAGGTATCGGTAAATCAGAAATACCAGAACAAGTTGCCACGAGTCTTGACCAAAAGTTGTTAGACTTTCGTGCAAACTTGTTTGACCCCGTTGACGTTCGTGGTGTGCCACGAGTTGTCAAAGTTAAGGATCAAGACAAATATTTTACATCGTGGGCTGTCCCAGATGTATTTCCAATTGTGGAGCGAGATGGTGAGCGTGGCTTATTCTTCATTGATGAATTGCCAACGGCGCCGCCTGCAACACAAAATGCGTTCCTGCAGTTATTATTAACCAGAAAGGTTGGGGATTATCATCTACCGCATGGCTGGTCTATCATAGCTGCAGGTAACCGTTTGACAGATTCTGCTGCTGTCTACCAAATGCCATCACCTGTCAGAAACAGGTTAGCTCATTATGAGTTAGAACCTAATGTTGATGACTGGTGTGATTGGGCAATTGGCAATGGCATCAGCGATTCGCTTATCTCATTTATGAGATATCGCCCTGGGCTGTTGTATTCATTCGACGCTGATCACTACTCTTTTCCTACTCCTAGGAGCTGGGCGTTAGTGGATAAGAAGTTGAAGATAAACAACAATGAAGAGACATTGTTTTACGGTGTGTCTGCATTAGTTGGCGATGGCCCAGCAGGTGAGTATGTAGCATTTAGAAAAATTGCTGATTCACTCCCTGATATTGACAATTTGATTGAGAATCCACAGAAATACAAACATGATTCTGATCCAGCTATCTTGTATGCCCTCACAGGTGCTTTGGCATCTAGGGCAACCGAAGACAAGATAGCTAATATTATGCGTATTGGCGACAAGTTGGAAACCGAATATCAAGTTGTTCTTGTCAAACAGTCAATTCAACATGACAAGGCTAGGGCTAATTCAAGTCCAAATTATAAACCTATTATTGATTCTCCTTCTATACAGAAATGGATCAATGATAATTCAAATGTAATCTTATAAGGAGAGTGTTATGGCTTTTTACGAAGTTCTTATCTTTATTATAGCTGCGGTAGGTACAATTTTACTTCCCGTTGGCTATAGAATATTTGATCAATATAAACCTATTCCAGGTGTATTGATCATGGCATATGGTTTCTTTTGTTCAATAGTAACCATTGCTGGCATTATTAATCTTTTAAGTTAGAGGTATATTATGGCAACTGTCCGTATGGCTGACTACCTTCGTCACAACATTGTCAAAAAGTTTAAAGAACTTTATGACAAATCTAATCCACCAATTGAGCAAAAAGCTTATCACGGTGACAAACTCTATGAGACTTTAATTTCTGGTAAAGTTCAAAAACTTAGCGAGCAAGTTGAAGAATCTTTTGGTGATTTAATTGACACTAATGATCTTCTTATGGAGACAGACCAGTTAAAACTTCAAACAAACATTATGGTTTATGATTATGAAAGAGACTTTGATGACTCTAAAAACATGAATGTTTATTCAATAGTAGAAAAGTTTAAAGAAAACGAAATTATTGAAGTTCCTTTATCTTCCTCCGTTAACATGTTTGCTAAAAGAGATCGTTATTACAGCGAAATTGTATGTCTTAATGCCGATTCAGAAAATATACCTGAAGCAGCAAAAGAATATATAGAGAAAATTAAGAAGAACCATCAAGAAGAATCTCGTCGTTATGCTAAAAAGTATGTAGATTCTGAAAAAGTTGATGAAACTCTTCTTCAGTTTACAACTCTTAATCAAGCTCTCAAGGCTTGGCCAGCTCTTTCTAAACTTGTTCCACAAGATAAGATCTCTAAAGTGCATGAAAGACAACAGCGTAAACGTAAAGAACAGCAACAGCGTTCTAAAGTCGCGCCTGTTGAGCAAAACCTTAACAAAACTATATTGACAGCTTCATTGCTGGGAGATGACTGATGGGCTTAATACAAGGATATGTGCTTAATGAGTCTCCTAGTCAATTGATTCATAGGTATAACAACATTGAATCCAGGCAATGTCAAAATATGGGTGTGCCGTATCAACGAAATGGCTTTCTTTTTGACAGTGTGCAAAAGAATGTGCATGACCAAGTTAGAAACATAGACTTGTATCCTGTTTCTTTTAGTTATACTTCAAAAATGAAGCTTGGAAACTTTATGAAAGTTGGTGATTCTATTATCCAACACTACCAGCAAGGTTATTTACGATGTGAAGTTTCTAAAATTACTTCTCACCGTAATATATACGTTAGACGTTGGACAGAAGAAGTTAATTACCTAAAAGGACAAGACCTTATTGATAAAGGATACATAACTGATGAACGTGACGCTAAACAGTGGCAACCTTTCAGAAACAGCCAACCCGAATGGGATGGACGAGATCAATATTGGGCATTCGTAGAAAAACTTCAAGAAATTGAAAATAAAACAGAAAACGAAGATATTGCTTTAGAGTTTTTAAAACAAGCTTGGTTTCAAAACCCCAAAGCAGGTCAAGTTACTGCACCCCGAACCGCGGACCGTGAATGGAGATTATATAACTATGATCTTTATGCAATACCCAAGGAGAGGGCACTTTACTTAAAAATACAGGAATAATGAATCATGAGCCATGAACAAATAACAAAAGCACGTAGTCGATTATTATTAGATCATCCATTCTTCGGCACACTGGCGCTGAGATTGAAGACTGAAATAACCGATCAAGTACCCACTGGTGCTACCGACGGTGTAAAACTGTTGGTTAACCCCAAGTGGTTTGGCAAACTAAAACCTGTGGAACAAACAGGTTTTGTTGCCCACGAAGTAATGCACGTTGCCCTGCTGCATATGTTACGTAGAAACAACCGTGACGCACACAAATGGAACGTCGCTGCTGACTATCGTATTAACAATACGCTGTTAAAAGAAGGATTTATTCTTCCAGAAACAGAACTTATTGATGACAAGTACGATACCCCTAAACCTATGTCCACTGAAGAAATATATAGCATATTGCCTGACGACTTAGGTGAGGAAAAAGATGGGTTTGGTATATTACTTAAAAACCACGACGACCCAGGCGGCTGTGGTGGTGTAATGGATCATCCATCTATCTCTGCAGGCCAAGAAGTTTCTGGCTCTGTAGAAGCTGATTTCCATGTTGCAATACAACAAGCAGCAGAGGCTGCACGTAGTGCTGGTAAATTATCTGGTGATTTAGAATCTTTAGTTGCTGACATACTTGAGCCCAAAGTTGACTGGCGTGGTGTACTAGCACGCTTCTTTCGTTCAAATACCAATACAGATTTCAGTTGGATAAAACCTAATCGTAGATTTATTGCACAAGGTTTATATCTTCCGTCGCTGTACAACCCAGCCTTAGAAGAAATAGCCGTCATCGTTGACACCTCTGGCTCAGTTAGCGATGACGAGCTAACACAGTTTACAAGTGAAACCACTGCAATACTTCACGATCTTAACCCTGAATCTATACATTTTATACAGTGTGATACTGAGGTAAATGAATATGCCAAGTACAGCCGTGAAGATTTACCACTTAGAGTCACTTACAAAGGGCGTGGTGGAACTATGTTCTATCCCGCTTTTGATTATATTAAGGAACATTGCCCTAATGTTAAAGCCGCCGTCTATCTTACCGACTTAGAGTCTAGTGATTTCGGAGACGAACCGCCTTTTCCAGTTTTATGGGTAACTACTTGTGCAGAGGAGGCACCATTCGGTGAAATTATCAAAATGTAAAAAATTAGTGAAGGATTACTCCATCTCAGTATTAACTGGATTAGTAATCCTTCTTGGTTTCGGTGCTTTTGCCGCTAGCATACATCATATGTTTGCTATGGCGGGCATCGTTGCTGCAATCAGTGTAACTATATATTTAATATGGAGATTATTATGAACGTTACGTTAATGACCTTTTTTGGTCTAAAAACCGTACTTTTAGCTTATATTGCTAAAAACTACACCCTTGTTAATAAAAAAAGAATAGAAAGGAGAAACAGATGAGCTCAGCTACTATGGCCATTTCGGGAATAACTGCATTTTTAATTCTACTAATAGAATTACTTGCTGTTATGGATCAATTAATCAAAATGTGGAGGGATAAAAACGATGTTGCTAATCGGAATTATGAGCGCATTCGGACTACTTTTGCTAGTGCTTAAAACTGGCGGACGTAAAGCTATCGGCGCGGACATTTTTGTTGACATTGCTATTACTGTAACACTTATGGTGTGCTTTTATGGCACTTATAGTGGCATGGTTGCTGCAATGCTTGGCGGTTTATGTGCTTCTGTTGCTTTATTTATTATGAAAAAAACTATGGTACATGAAGTTATAAAAGTTAAGAAAAATAAATATCATGTCCCTTTATTTAAATGGGAAGAAGTACAACCTGACTGGAGGAAATAATTATGGGTTTTGATTTATACGGAGAACGTAAAGAGTTTGAAAACGCCCCAGATTTAGAATGGGACGGAGACGAATCTCCTTCTTTTGAAGAAAAAGAAAAATATTTTGCTGCAAGGCAAAGATTTGAACGCGATAACCCTGGTTATTATTTTCGTAATAATGTTTGGTACTGGCGCCCGCTGTGGCAATATATTTGCAATATGTGCGAAGACATTGTCACATTAGAAGACGCACAAGCAGGTAATCATAATGATTTTCATTTAATTACTAAAACTAAAGCTAATAGAATTGCTAAACGTTTAAAGAAATCTATAGAAAATGGAGATCTTGAAAAGTGGGAGCAAGAACGAGAAGAACATTTACAATCTTTAGGTAATGTTCCTTGTGAAATATGCGATGCTACTGGCTATAGACACATGGACGATTCTAATATACCTACTATATGCAACGCATGTAAAGGTAAAAAGGAAAAACCTCATTTTATGACAGGTTATCCGTGGGATCGTGAAAATCTTAAACAGTTTATAGAGTTTTGTAAAGACTCAGGAGGGTTCAGAATTGGCTAAATATCCAGGATCAAAAGTTACACACGGCATTAATGGCAAAGGTTCAGTCCTTTTAGGCTGGAACCGTGGAACTATATTGTTTGAGAAAAATATGGAAACAGGAGAAGTTACTTTTAGTGACCCAGATTCTTCTAAAAATCCTAATGTTTCTCAACTTCTTATTAATCGTGCTAAAGAAATTTATGCATTTCATCAGGCTAAAGAAAATGGGCAGAGTTAAAGAATGGGGAATGGAACAACAAGAAATAATGGATCATCTTATAGATGTACACGGTGAAACTGTACATACAGTAGAAAAAATATTAGCTGTGCATCCTGAACTTATACAAAATGAAACTTTAAAAATTTCTTTACTTGAAAGTGTTCCAATAGAACAAGCAGAGAAACAAGCCTATGAAAATATCTTAGATTCTATTTGTGCTATAATACAACCAATAAACGAAGATGGTTTTGTAGAAGTATATAGACATTTTCAACAAGGTAGCCCTAATACTTTTGGGGTTTTATACCAAAGATGGAAAAATGAAACTGAGAGGAGGTAAAATGGAAGAAAAACCTAAAAAATCTTACGAAAGATATCTTCAAGAAGACATAAAACCATATAAACTATGGATAGAAGATATGTACTTAGCCAATTCAGATGAAAGATCTGAATCAGGTGAAGCTCAATTTAATACGTCTGCTGCTTATGAAAAGCATTTCCACGAGTATTTACAAGAACGTTATACCAACTATTGTGAAGCTCAATACAATTTGTATATAAATGACGGAGAAATGGATATACAAATTAATCTTTTCGATGATTAGAGAAAATACATAAACGCCGAGCACCTTCAGTTCGGGTATTTTCTTTGATATGCAACCTGCTACTACTAGTTTTGTAGTGGGTTGCATTACAAACGTTGGTTTTGAAGACTGAAACGAAGTCGCCGACAAATCCATTAAAACTAGGTATTTACAAATAGTCATGAATAGGAGTAAATTATGATGTGTTTCCTCTCTAACCAACGTTTGATCAATTTTTTAGGTTGCTTACTTTTTATAATCAGTCTAATTTGTGTAGACTTAGCAACTCTTGTTTTTAAACAAGACTTATATACCTTGCTTTTGCTTGGTACTTTTAATAACTTATTTTCATTACACTGGGCCGTGGCCCTTGTACAATCAACCTTTAGCCTGGGACTTATGGCTTATGCCATATATTTAATACGGAGATAATATGAAAACAAATATTTCTATAGAATTAACGGATGAACAACGCCTTGATTTAGGTCAAAAATACAACAACACCACTAATAAAAAGCTTCTTACACGTGTAGAACTTAAAGATATAGTTCTAAATTACGTAGAAGAGCTTATAAACGTGGACACAACCGTTAGAAAATCAACTCAACGTGTTATAAATGATAATGTATGGTCTAGAATTTACTATTATAATGGTAAACGTCTGCCTAAAGACTTATGGGATAAAATACCAGAAGGGCCAAGAAAATTTTACGGGTTTGATTAATGAAAGTTAAAGATAAAGAACATCAATTCTTAGGGTTAAAAGAACTTAATCAGTTAGTTGTAGAGTATCCTAATGATGCTGCTTTAGGTAAATACATTAGAAAGATGTATTGGAAACAAAGAGAAATACATGAAAATTGCGGCACCCCTGAATGTTGTGGCACTTGCAACGAACCCGAATGGATAGACGCAAATCCTTTTTAGTTAACGCAGTACCTACGCTTTTGGCCAGCTTCCGTCATCCGTATACGCCCTAAAGGGCGATACGTCTGCCTCCAGCCCGCCAAAAACGCACGTACTTGACTTGTTTACGAAACGTAAACCCAGATTTCTAGTGTTCCAGTTGCTACATCGCCAGCTGGATCTACTTCAACAAGAATATCAATAGTATCATCAGCAGTATAAGCTACAGGCGCTAAGTCAGCGACACCTGTGGTGTC